AATGCCTCGACTGCTTTCCTGGAAAGTCAGAAGTTATTATAAGCAATTTCAGGTGTTCTTACTGCGGAAAAGAGTTTCTGCCAAGCAAAAAAAACAAAAGTGCCTGCAGCGATGAATGCCGCATTAAACGCAACAACAATTCAGCCAAAAGCCGGCAAAAAAGCAAAAAGAAAGGCAGGAAGAAAAATGAGCGCACCAGCAAAACTGGAATGTCCTAAATGTGGGGGGCTAAGCATCGTCAGGGAAAGGCGAATGAATGGAAATACAATGTGCTACGGGTGTGGGCTGTCATTACCACATAATCAGTGGGACGATGCCCTGGTAAATAAGCAAGAGCAGGGCGCCGGAACAACTGATATTGAAAAAGTATTGTCGGCTGAGCTAAGAGCTGAGCGTAGGCGTAACGAGACGCTTCAAGATGAAATATTTAAGCTTTTGTCAGAAAAGCGCGAACTTAAAGTCAAATTAGAAAAACTGTTGGAGAACAACCGTATTAAAAGCTTAACCCCCTGAAGTGTAATTCCAAAACAGGATAAAAAATGAACAAATTAGCTTATGCAGATTTTACAGGAGAAAAAGAAGAGCTGCTTGTGCAAAAGCTCGAAGCATCACCTCTGCCAGATTTGCTTCGACTAGTTTTTAGTGAAGAAGAGCGTGAAATTTATCAGCTGTACAGAGCCGGAATGAGTTTGGCGAAAATAGGGCAGGCCCTTGGACAGGATCGACTACAAATCTATAAAAAGCTTTGCATTATTAAGTCTAACATTCGCTTTTTACTGAAAGTTAAGAAAGTGATAAAAATCCTGCCGCGACTAATCAAAGATTTTTGTCCTCCAGAATGTCCCTTCCGTGAGTAAATCAAACAAGATTACAAAGTATTACCGACTTTAAAACCCTTTTTCCATCCCTGTTACAACAAAACCACTGCCTTTATAGGTGGTGCGAATGTCGCAAAATGGTGTTAGAAGCCGGGGTAAAACCCGAAAAATTAGTGCTGAAACCTGGCAGAGAGCAAGAGATTTGGTTGCTGCTGGGAGACACTCTTTGCGCGAAATAGCGCGAGAGTGCGGCATAATCCATTCAACGCTAATCAGGCGGAAAAACAACGAGGGCTGGTATGATCCTCACGAAGAAGCAAAAGAGCTTCCGCCACCGCCACCGAAATTAAAAAAGCGGAAGAACGATAAAGAAAAAGGCGTAGGGCAAATAGACGAAATATCCCGGTTTTTGTCTGATGCGCCAGACAGAGAAAAATATGAAGATCTTCTAACCTGGTGCCAGGAACTTTTAGCCTGGTCACTTGCCGGCGTTTCAAAGTGTGCAAGAAACAGTTATACAGCTCAAACATTTTTAATTGAGAAGCTCCCTAACGTTATAAAATCGCTTGCTATTGCTGGCACAAAAGGCGGCTCGCTTGAAGATGAAGCCGAAGCCAGGCGTAAAGAAGTCGAAGAGAGAATGAAGGCAATCGAAAGGCCCAAAGCGCGCGCATTTGATCTGGGCGAAACTCCAGAAAAGCAGTCGCAAAAGAACCATGATTAATGCTGCTCAAGTCCTCGATCCTTCTGTCTATATTCCACCGACGGCCTTGTGGGGCAGGTTTTATCTACCTAACCACTTTAGAGCTGAAAGCCCGGCGTTTCACTGGGCCCTGGAAGATCATTTAAACTGCGAAGGGCGCTTTGCCGCTGCTGTATGTCCGCGTGGGCACGCGAAGTCTACCTTTGTTGGATTTGGAGATCTTTTAAAAAAAGCTGCTTATGGACAGTTTAAGTATGCTCTTTTAATCTCTGACACTCTTAGCCAGGCCTGTGATTATCTCGATGACATTCGGAATGAAATTGCCGACAATCAATTTTTAACAAATGATTATCCAGGGCTTTTGCCTGGCAGAATATGGAGTCGCAGCGAAATAATTTTTGCAAATGGCGTCAGGATAAAAGCCTTTGGCGTCGGACAAAAGCTGCGCGGCCGTAAGCATGGCGGGACTCGCCCTGACTATATTCTAATGGACGACATTGAGAATGATGAGGGTGTAGAAAGCTTAAGGAGGCGCGAAAAGCTTAAAAGATGGCTTACCGGCGTAGTGATTCCCGCACTGGATCCGGCAGGTAAAATCAGAATTGTTGGCACGATTCTGCATCGAGACTCGCTGCTATCTCGAATTTTGCGAACAGAGGGCTGGAATGCTCGGGTATGGCGGGCAGTGTCGGATGATAATCTGGCGCTATGGGAAGATTGGTTAAGTTACAAAAAGCTGATGCAGTTAAAAACGCTGGCTGCAGAAACCGGCACCCTGGATTTGTGGTATCAGGAATACCAGGGAATACCACGCGCTCCAGAGGGCGCATCCTTTCAGCCGACCGATATTAGATACTTTAGAACGATTGGCAAAGATGAAAATGGATTGCCAAGGCGATTTTACAAGAGCCTGGTTGTTGATCCTGCGGTCTCTGAAAGCACTAAGTCTGATTACACTGGTTATACAGTGGTTTATGCGTCTCATGATGGTTACTGGTTTGTTGTTGAGGCATTCAGGCGAAAACATGATCCGGCGACAAGCATTGAGACTATAAAAAAATTACACGACAAGCATCGCTTTGACGTGATTGGCATAGAATCAGTTGCATACCAAAAGACCCTGGCTTTCTGGGTAGAAAAGATTTGTGAAGAAGAAGGCGTAACACTTCCAATAGAAACTATCACACCTGACCAGGACAAAAGGCGAAGGATTCTGGCCCTTCATCCATTTTTCAGGATGGGCCGCATAATATTGCGCTCGTCGCTAAGTTCGCGCCTGGAAGAAGAATTGTTAAATCTTGATGATATTGACCACGATGATATTGCCGATTCCCTGGCCGGACACTTGTTTGTAACTATTGCGCCCAAGGCTCCGGCTATGCGTGCGCTTGAATACAAAGATGCAGCCAGCGCAAAAGCTGCCAGAGAAATTGCCAGGTTAAAAAGATTAAGAAAAAGAGGAATGGACTGGGAATATATGAAGCAATAAAACCAAAAATTCTGTGTTTATCGCTGTTGTAACAAAATGCCTCCTATTTTGGAGGCGATATGCAAAAAGTTTTTGGACTTCAGAAAATTCAAAGCCCCGGTGATCTGATCAACTGGATAAAAGACCGTCGACGCCTTGAGCGTGACCGTCTAAGAGGTAGTTGGCGCGATTGGCTAAACAACCTTGCAGTTTTTCATGGCCGGTCAGACATGCAGATTACCGATGATTTGCGCTTGATAAAAAGGTTGTCACCCAGACAAGAAGAGCGCTTAAACAATATTGTCGTTAACTTTGTCCAACCGCACGTAAGAACGATTGCTGCAAAAATTCAGCGCGGGAACCCTATATTGTCATGTTTGCCTGCAACAAGCGAAGAGCGCGACGTTCTTGCGGCCAAAGTCGGAGATAGATTGCTGCAGAATGAATGGTATCAGCAGCGCATGGATCAGCGCCGGCTCGAAATGTCTGTTTGGCTTGGGGCTACCGGCAACGCTCTTTTTCATACCTTTTTTAACAGAGATCTTGGCTTAATTAACCAGGGCGTTCCCATCGGAGAAGTTGAAACTGTTTGTCTTTCGCCTTTTAAATTCTGTGCCGAACCTTTTCGTTCTTCAATAGATAAGTGTCGCTGGGCAATCATCGATGAAGTAATGCCAATAGACCACATCCATGCCGCCTATGGACAAGAGTATAAAAACCGCACAGGTGTTGAGCTTTCTATAACAGCGGAAACTAACACTGATGATCAAAGAATGGATTTTGCTTCACAAATGCTGTCGGCATTAGGATTGCCTGATCACGAAAACTATGAAAGCAGTGAATTTGCTCTTTGCTCTTTCGCCTATCACCTACCATCTCCCAGATTTCCAAAAGGCCTGTATGCAGTAACCTGCAACGACAAACTTCTTTATGTCGGTGATTATCCGCTTTTTGATAAGACTGGCAACTATTTTGATTCCCTGCCTATTTTCCACTTCAAAGAAATTCTTTCGCCCTGGCGCTTTATGGGCGAAAGCTCAACAACGCTTATCAGGCAGCATCAAAAGACTTATGAAGAACTGAGAAATACTGAGTTAAAAATATTAAAACGCCGCGCAATGCCAAAGCTTCTCGTGCCTGAAGGCACCAGCATAAGCGACGAAGATATAAAAGATCCGGATCAGCTTGTCGTTAGATATCGGGCCAGCGTAAATGCTCCACCGCCGCAATGGGATAATGGCGGGCAGGCCCCGTCAGGCATATATAACAGCCTGGAATTGACCCGAAAAGAAGCTGATATGGCGTCGGGAGTGAACGAAGTAAGTCGCGGCGCACTCGACAGTAAAATGTCCGGACGCGCGATTCTGGCGCTGCAAGAACAAGACGAAACGCGGCTTGGCCATGCTGGAAAGCTTGCAGAAGCAGAATTTTCGCGCTGGGGTCAATGCGTCTTATTTCTCGTGAAAAATCATTATACAGAACCCCGCAAGTATGCGGTGGTCGGACAAGGCCGCCAGCATGCGGTTTTCTTTTTTGAATCTTCTCAGCTTGGTGAAACTTCTGATGTGAGATGCGAACCAGGTTCAGCGCTGCCACTAAATAGAGCCGCCAAACAGGAATTTGTAATGAACATGTTCCAGAATGGCTTGCTTGGTCCAGCTCAGGCACCAGAAGCACAGCTTCGTGCAAGAAGAATGATGGAATTCGGTCAATTCGATGATGCCTGGGATGATGACGCTCAGGATGAGGGCGTAGCAGAAAAAGAAAACGAAGCAATTATCCAGGTTGTCAGGCAGGTTCTTGAGTCAGGCCAGCCACCTGAGGCAGCGTTGCAATATGTAATGCAGAACTTTGGCGCTCAACAATGGGATAACCATCTTGCGCACATCAAAGTCCACTTAAGAACTTTCAAGTCGCCCGGCATTCGCGATAATCCGCTTATGTCATGGATATTCCAGCAGATTATAGGACAGCATTCGCAGTTCATGTCGGGCGCGCCAATGGATCCAAATCAACAAAATCCAGCCCCGAACGCTGTTACAACAAATTTACCCCTAAATGAAGGAGGTCAAAATTTACCGAGCAATCAGCCGGGAAATGCAGATCTTCAAATTTTACCCAGTGATGGAGGCAAATAGTATATGAACGGAGAAAGTCAGAATTTTATGGATCAGCAGCCAGCACAGACCGCTGCACCAGCAAGCCAGCCAACGGCAAACCAGACAACAGAACTGGCCCCTGCTCAGTCTACGCCAAGTCAGCCAAACGATGAATTTGCAGAACTTAAGCGCCTTGCCGGCGCTGGCGCTGAAAGAATGGGCCGGAATATGGTCGACGCCCCACAGGGAAATGATGGCGACGGCGCTGAAACTGAGCCGCCAATGTCTCTCCCGGCAGGCCTTGTAAATAATAATTATGCGACCGCTCCACAATCTCAACCTCAACAGGCCCAGCAACCTCAGCAGGCTACTCAGGGCGAAAATAATCAGAATCAAGCGAACCAGGAAGGCAATGCAGAAGGCAATCAGCAAACCAAAGGTTCGGACGAAGCAGAACGCCAGGCACGAGAAACTTCCAAGATTGTCCTGAAGAATGCTCAAGGCCAGGAAATGGCTTTTGACAATGATCAGCTGATCCAGGTGTTGCAGGGATTTCAACATTATCAATCTCAGATAGACCACATTCAAACCGATTTTAATCAAAAATACCAAACCCTGGAGCAGGAGCGGCAGCAAATCTTTGCGGAAAAAAGTCGCATTGATTCGCTAATGCAATCTGAAAAAGGCTTTATTCTTGAAGCGCTTGAAAGCAATCCTGATTTTGCCGAAAAAGTGGCCGGCTTGATATCTGAACAGCCAGATCTTTTGACCGGCTATCAAAACAGAAAAGTAGACACTGTTGCCAACCAGGGCAATGAAAAAATTGCTGAACTTGAACAGAAATTCAACAGCTTCCTTCAGCAACAGCAACAGGCACAGGCACAGCAGCAGCAGGCACAACAACAAGCGCAACAGCAAGCTTTCATTGATCAGACCGTAAATACAGTCCAATCTAACGTTGCTCAGCTTAACCAGAGGTATCAGGTTCCTGAAAAAACCATAGACGCTCTTACAGCTCAAGCAGTGCTTGAAGTGCAGGGCGGAAGATTGTCATTTGAGCCACGCACAATTACCAACTGGTTTGAAAACCAGATGAAAGCAATCTCCCAGGACCTGAGCAACATAAAAAACCAGGTCAGAGGCGAATATCTCTCGCAGAAACAGTCCGCGCCACCACCGCCACCTACAGGCGGGGGGGCACCCAACCCAGTCAACACGGCCGAAATGTCTCCGCGCGACCGAGTGCGGATGATAGCCGGCCAGTTGGCGTCATTACAAAATGGAACAATCAGGTAAATCAACTGCCGCGCGTGCGGCGGTTTAAAAATCACAGGGGGTAACTTCTATGACTACCGCAGCTACAATAGCGGCAATCTCAGACATTTTACAAACTCAGTATCTTCCGGTGCTCGAACGACAGTTTCCGGAAAAACGCGTTCTTGAACAGATTCTGGAAAAAAACACAGATGACGTTGAAGGACTTGTTGCCAAGATGGCAATTCACGTAGAAGGCAACACCGGCGTCGGCTACCGTAGCGACAATGGAGATCTGCCCTCTGCTGGTCATCAGCAATACAAACAGGTAGAAGTTCCCATGCGTTACTTCTACGGTCGCTGTTCTTTTTCTGGTCCAGCAGTTGCAGCCTCTCGCTCACAGGCCGCTTCTTTCGCCCGCGTCATGGAAGAGGAAATGACTCGTCTGGGCAAAGACATGCGACGCCTGGCAAATGTTATCAACTATCTTGATGGATCAGGCGTTTTGGCCGTTGTCGATTCCGTTGTAGACGCTAACAACATCATTGTTGATCGTTGGTCTAATGCTTTTGTTAAAGGCAGAACCCTCGACAGCTATACCGATAAAGCTTTTGGCACAAAGCACATGGATTCAAAATCGATCTTGGTAGCTGACAGAAATAATCTGAAGCTTACTATAACCGGCCATGGCGCTTCTGCGGGCGACTACGTTGTTCTTGAAGATTCTGCCGGAATTTGCCAGATGGGTCTTACCGGCATTTCTGATGATGGCACGCTCATGAGCACCTTTCAGGGTCTTGCTGTTGCAAGCAATCCGATCTGGAGAGGCATTGTTCTGGGAAATAACGGCATAGGCCGCAATGTCTCAGAAGCGCTTCTGATGGATTCTATCGCACTGTTCGAAGAAGAAGAAGTTGAAGCAAATCTGCTGCTTGGAACAATCTTCCAGAGGAATGACCTGGTAAAAGAACTGAGCGAAAAGCGTCGCTTTGTCGGTACTGATAAAAAGCTTAAAGGTGGCATCAAGGCAATTGAAATTTGCGATGTACCATTTACCTGGGACCGTGACTGTCCAAGAGGCCAGACCTTCATTATGGACAAAACCCAGTTGTCCTTTTATCAGCAGACTTCTGGCCTGCAGTGGATGGGCGATGATGGTTCAATCCTTTCCAGGATTCAGAACAAAGACGCTTATGAAGCAACTCTTCGTTGCTATCGCGAACTTGGCACCAAAAAGCGCAAGGCAATCCTGCGTCTTGACGACATTAACGAAAACCGTATCCAGTAACGTGCCTCCGTTACCTAATAACTGATGCTGGCAGTGGATCGGCAGGGGCCCAGCTATTAGCCTCTGCCAATTCCCCAAAAGGACAAGCTACATGATCGAATGCCCGAAAGCTTCGCTTGAAAGTATTCAGCGCACTTATCCAATGATAAAGGCCGTAAAGTGGAATGGCCGCAAAAAATGCTTCGAGATCTTTGAGGAAATATCAAAGGATGCTCGTTTGCAGCTTCGCAGAGTTCTCGACTATCAAAACCCTGACGGTTCGCCCCTGCCTTTTATTGCAGACCGCGCGCTTGATCTTTTGCGCAGAGCCGACACCAGGCTTTGGCCTCTCGAAGAAAGAATGAAGCTTTTTGATAAAGAAGATGAAGAAGATGAAAAACGCCGGGAGCGGCGGCTGAAAGAAGAGGTCGGGGCCAGAATAAAGGAAGATTATCACTATATTGCAGGAATTCCTACTTTTTTTGTAGGCAATAATATGCCTGTGGCCCGCGCCAGATATATGCCGGCTCAGGAAAAACTGCTTAAAGCTGCAGGAGCAATCTAAATGATTACCCGAAGCGCTTGCATAAAAAGAGCTCAGGCAAAAATGCTGCAGGCCTCTACCGACTCTATGTATTCAAAGGAAGATTGGTCAGATTTTTTTCAGTCTTCAGTAATGAGAATCTGGCACCAGTTAATGGATTTAAAGCAGAGTTTCTTTTGTAAGCGCAAACATGAAATAGCTCATATTGGAAATGGTTTTTTTCAGTTACCAGATGACTATTTCGAGCCAATTTGGGTAGCAGAAGCAAACGGCGAAGCTTTTTATGAAGTAGGAATCAGGAAAGAAAGAGAAGACTTAAGGGCCGGTTATGTAATAAACACCGACAAACTTATCATTGTTAACTGGTCAGACTTTCCAGACTCTCTTTTTTTAGATTATCGGCATTATCCGAAAGAGTTTCCCGATTGGGATCCGGCTCTTGATAATGGGAACGATCCCGAAATAGATTCGACATATGAGCTCGATTACCCGTTAAACAATCAACGCGGGTTGCGCATTATTTCCAACATGATTCCTATGATGGCCAAAGTAAAAGACGGCTCTGTAACAGATGCAGAGTTTCAGCTTTTTTTCAACGAAGAGTTGCGAAACTTTATGCCGCGATTCTTTACACACTTAACAAAATAACCAGGAGGTTTTTATATGAGCGCAATGGAACCGGCAGTTACAAGGTCTTATCACCCGACAAACATGCCAAGAAGAGACCCGATTGCACAGGGAGTTCTTAACAGGCATCACGGGAAAGAAGTTAAGGATAAGTTTGCAACGAAGCTGCCTGAAATGAATCCCGAAACCGCAAAGCACTTTTCGGCGGCCTCTGAAGCCACAAAGCGACTTACCGACGAGATAGTTCCAAAGCTTGTCTCACGTCTCAATGACCTTGAAAATGGCTTCAAACGATCTGAAGAGCTTTCAATAAAGCGCGACACAGAAATCAACAACAAGTTTGATGCTTTGATGGCCGCTGTTTCTGGTCAGTCACAGGCAAAAAAGCCAAGCAAAAAAGCTACAAAAAAAATTGGCAAAGATGCGACTGATGACTTCCAGGGCGAAGAAGAAGATGAGCTTCCACCGCCTGAAAAATAATGGCCAATCAATACCAGATCCAGTTCAGGCATGACAATAACACCCGGAGAGAGTTCGAAAATGTTTATAAGCTGCTTCGAATTCTCTCTAAGGGTTTATTGCTGCACATTTCAGAGGCTGAGCCGCTAGACAAGTTTGCGGGTTTGCGCTGGTTTAAGCCCTCTGAAGATGTTTTGAAAGAATGGACTGGAGACGGCTGGAAACAACTATATCCTGGAGTTTTTGCCTGATCATGAATGGATACGAAACAGTCTGGATTCGTCGCTTTGGTGGCGTTGTTCAAGATGGTATTCCCGAACAGATACCTCTTGGAATGCTTGCTGATGCGTTAAATTATGAACTTACAGCTGAGGGCGGTCTTCATCCGCGATTAGGTTATAAGCTTTATGCGCCTACCGGCACCCCAGACGGCCGGCCGATCAGAAAAATATTTGCAGCAGATTTTGATGGCACAATCCGCTTATTAATAGCTACTGATCAGCATATCTATGAATTTGTAAAAGCCTCTGACACCTGGACAAGTATTTATACAATTGCAAATACTTCTGCTGCCAGAATGACTTTTTGCCTTTTGAATGCGAACACTGCGCCTATCGTCGTTTTTGGCAATGGCGCGGATCCTTTAAAAAAATGGGATGGCACTACAGTTGAAAATTGTGAAAATGCTCCCGTGGGCCGGCCGGTTGCGTTTAAGAATTATATTGCTGTTTTCGACGTGCCAAACCAGCCTGGTCGAGTTCAGTTTGCTGTAAATCCTGGTGATCCCGATACCTGGGTTTATGGTGGACAAATTAAAGCCCTGGAAATGCGCGGAAAGGTAAAGTCTATTTTCCCCTTCGGCGGCGGACTGGTTGTTTTTACCGATGTGAGAACAGAATATTTTGTTGGTGATCCTGACTTTGCACAATCAATGTCAGTGCTTTCAGAAACCATAGGTTGTGCATCGCATGAAACTGTTGCAGACTGCGCTGGATATCTTGTGTGGTTGTCTCAGGCCGGAGTGGTTACCTGGAATGGTTCTGCTCTATTTCCCACGGGCAACCTTTCTGATCCTGATGTTTCAGACGGCGTTATTCGATCACGAGTCCAGAGAGATATAGACCGCATTGCATGGGACCACAGAGAATTGATTTCAGGATATTTCGATCCGGCCAGAAAAAAATATTATATTTCAGCCAAGCTAAGGGCTGTGATAGGTGGCGATGCCTTTTGGCGAACTTTTGTTTATGATTTTAAATTTGGTGGTTGGTTTCCCTGGGATCTGGAATGTACTGCTGCTGACATTTTTGTTGAAAACAATCAGCGCCAGGTGCCATTGGTTGGCACAAATACCGGAGCCCTATTAGATAGAAGCAAAGAAAGTTTTTCCGATGAAGGCCTGGTTGCAGATAGAGAATATCCATACTGGGCTAGATTCAGCGATTATGACTTTGAATTGCCTAATCATGAAAAGCTGTTTAGAGAAATTCTGATCGGGGCCGGTGGAGTAGTCGAAAACGTTCCTCCTGGCGACAGAACTCTTAACATATCGCTTAGAGGCGAATTCGACCGTATTGCGGTTGATGATGTTGAAATGGATAATCCCACCGGCGGTTTCAGGCTTTCAATATCTGTGCTGGGCGACAGGCTTTCTGCTGGTTATCGCTTTGCAGAGCCAATGAAAAGAATAGCCATAAGATGCAAACACTTAAACTGGCGTATTCACGGACAAGGCAGAGACAATGCCGTTAACATGACCGCCATTGCTTTTTCTTATAAGCCGACTGTTAAGCGCTCAATATTGACTAAAATCTAAGGAGGTAGCAGTATGCTGCAGCGTCCGAGAGTTAATCCTAAACCCTTTTTAATAATTTCAATAGTGCTGTTAAGCATGCTACTGATAAGTAGCGTTTATTGCGCTACGCCCGAGAAGCCCTTTGAAGATCTGCAGGAAGGCGACACCCTAACCGCTGCGTGGTTAATGGGCACAATTAATACTTTGTTCAATTGGTCGCAAACAGCGAGTGCAACGCTTGATCTGCATGCGACAAATCACGCTAATCACACTGCTGCAACAGAGGCTCATGCTGCTACTGGTGCGATTATGGGAACAACAAATACGCAGTCGGTTTACAATAAATCTTTTGATTCATCAAATGGCATGGTAGGCGAGGCCATAAAGTCTGGAACGGTTGCCGATGCTAGAATTGCATCTACAATTAGCCGTGATTCAGAGTTGTCTAGCCATGCTGCCGACACTTCGACGCATGGCGTTTCCGGCTCAGTTGTCGGCACTGGAAATACTCAAACCCTTACTAATAAAACTCTGGGCACAACTAACTCCATCGATGGAGGCGCCATAAAAACAGGCACCGTTCCTGATGCTCGAATAGCATCAACGATTAGCCGGGATTCGGAGTTGTCGAGTCACGCTTCCACTACTAATACTCACGGTGTTTCAGGCGCAATAGTAGGCACTGGAAATACTCAGACCCTTACTAATAAAACCCTTACTGCTCCGACAATAAATGATGGGACCATCAACCTGGATGGCGGTATGTTTGTTCTGCCTCAAGACACGTCGTCTACCGAAACTGTAAAAGGTAGTATGGTGTGGCATTCTGATATCAACCGTTTAACCATTGGAACGGGTTCTAATATAAAAACCATGGTGGATCTAGACACGCCCCAGGTTGTTAGCGACAAAACAATCCTAAGTTCATACATTCACAGCTCTTGTGAAGTTCATGGCGCTGCAGTTACCGCAGGATCTTTGCCCTGGTCAGCAATTCCGCAGGGAGCAATACCCACCGCCTATTCCATAAATGGCAGCAACTGGTCCTGGTTAGGCACTGATCTGGCCGTGATAAATGGTGGAACCGGTGCCAGCGATGCTGCAACGGCCAGGTCAAACCTTGGCGCAAATGCTTATGACTTTAATATTTATGTCCCCGGGCTTTACCAAGACAGCGAGGAAATTGCAAGGATCCCAATTGGACGCGCAATGACTCTTGCCGCTTCAAGCTCAAATATTGATGGAGTTGCTTTAACGGTTCCAAGCTCGCCTGTCACTATTCACGTAGTTGCAGAAGGTGCAGACTCGGCTTCTCCCCCTCCGCCTCAAACTTACCTGGGCGCAATCAGCATAACAACTTCCGGCGAAATATTGATTAGCGATAGTTGGACTGCAACAAGCTTGTCGGTGGGAGACCGCCTGGTTTTATCTATTGATGGTAGCGCTAGCGGCCTTGGAGAGCTTTCAATTTGTTTTCAAGGTTCTTACTAATGAAAAGACTATTCTGTTTTCTATTCCTGGTTGTTTCTGTTGCGGTCGGGGCGCAGGCTCCGACAAAGCCTTATGATTTTAGCCGCACGGATCCGGTTTCTTCCAGCAAGATAAATCAGAATTTTGATTTGCTTTATGATTGGTCGGCAGTTGCCAGCGCAGCGATTGATGCCAAGTCAGATTCCGGACACTTGCACGATGATCGGTATTATACCGAGACTGAGTCTGACATAAGATTTGCGGCGTTTTCTCACGCTCACGCATATTTGTCTGATGGATGGCTATCTTCCAGAACAATAGGCGATGCTAACGCAGCCGACTCCGCTGGACTGACTGCTTACTATTTAAACGGCTCTAATGAACCTGATCCCGCATCTCCAGACTTTGCGCTGTTAACGCAAAGTTATAACAATGCGTGGTCAACCCAGATGGCTTCTGATTGGCGAACCAATAAATGGTTCGTGCGAACGCAAAATAGCGGCACATGGGGGACGTGGGCAGAGCTTTGGCACTCTGGCAATGCTCCCTACCTTTCCTTGAATGCATGGGGTGGCCTAAGAAACATGACTCCTTATGGCTATATCGATTTCGGGCCAGCTAACGCTGATTGGGCACATATTTATACTGATAGGCCAGCTTTTTCTTTTAATAAAGAACTTTATCGAATTGGATATAAAATGTGGGACGCTGGCAACGACGGATCCGGATCCGGCCTTGACGCTGACACATTAGACGGTTATCACCTCTCAACAACTCGGAATTCTGCCAATACCGTACCGGTTCGAGATAGTAGCGGTTATATAAATCTTGGCTGGATAAACACAACCAGTGGGTCTGCCGGCACAACAGCCCCCGACAGAATTTACGGGTCTTACGACTCTTTCTTGCGTTATTACACTCCAGCAAACCTTGCAACAGTCATGGAGCCTTATTTAGATGATCATTTCTGGCAAGCTGGTAATGACGGATCTGGTTCAGGATTGGACGCTGATTTGCTGGATGGAAATCATGCAAGTGCATTTGCATTAAGAAATCTTTGGCGCCATGCAAGTCCTTTTACCAATGGCAACAGTTCTCCAAGAGTTTTTAATCCTGCGGGCCTCTCTACCGCTTTTATAGAAAGTTCTTATGGCTGGCCTGTTTATTACGGACAAGTTCTAAATATTCCTTCTTATACAAACACACAAGACGGGGCCGCTATGCAAATTGTAAGCCCTTATGCTCAAAGTTACACAGACGGCGGCAGACCTATTTACAGAGTAGGCAAATACGACAACGCAGGTTGGACAGAATGGAGAACTATTGCGGATGTTGAAACTACCGCCAAGCAACCCTGCTCTTTTTATATCCCAGGACTTTATACAGCCTCTGAGGTAATAGCCCGGTTTGTCGCTCCGCGAACAGTAACCCTACCCTCCGGCTGCTCAGGAAGTTATGCAAATCTTGAAACCGCCCATAGCTCTGCAATCACCTTTGGTATTTACAAAAACACAACGCTGGTTGGAACAATTAACTTTGGTGCCAGCTCTACTACAGCTACCTTCACTCTATCAAGCTCTCAAACATTTTCGGCTGGCGACACCCTTGTAATTAAAGCACCTGGTTCAGTCACTAATGCGGCTGGCCTAACACTGTCTTTGATGCTCACTCACGACTTATAAGCAAAATTTCAGGAGGCAATATGCGAAACATAAGATCAGATCAAATTTTTATAGGCTGCTTGATGATCCTGGCCGTTCTTCTGGCCGGGGTTGCGATTTCAGCACAGACCTGCATTGTTGTTAAGGCCCCGCCTGGCAAGCAGGTTTTTACTACCCCAGGGGAATTTGAATGGCCATTGGGCCATAAAACCATTTATTACGCTGTCTGGGGTGGTGGCGGCGGTGCCGGCGGCGGTTCGAGCACTCATTATACCACTGCGCGCGGCGGGGACGGCGGCGGTGGAGCTTGCCAACGCGGTTCAATTTCTCTTTATAACAATAGCGAGCCAAGAAAACTTGCAGTGGGAATTGGCGGTGGTGGCGGTGGTGGGGCAGCAGACGGCTATGGTGGCGGCGGCGGCGCAGCTTCCACTATCGGATACTATCAAACGGATAAATATGTAAGAATTGGCGCTTCCGGCGGCGGTGGCGGCGGTGGAACCCTAAGCTCAACCTGGGTCGGAGTTCGGGGCGGAGCAGGCGGCGAAAATGCTCCACTAGGCGGCGGTTCTGCGGGCAGCACTTCTGGCGGCGGTGCAGGAACTTACGGCGGAGGAAACGGACTTTTCGGAGCAACCGACAGTGATATTTCTGCCGGAGGTTATGGTAATCCTTACACAGGCACGGGCGGCGGTGGCAATACTAATACTAAATCTCCCGTAAACGGCGGTTCGCGTGGCCGCTATGGTGGCGGCGGAGGTGGTGGCTTTTGGGGTTTGCGCAGCAACGGCGGTTATGCAGTGGGATATTTCCCTCAAGTCGGCGGCGGTGGCGGTAGCGGGTATTATAATGGTTACCACCTGGGCGGCGGCGGAGGAGGAGTTGTGACGGGCAGCTTTTCAAGTGGAGCTGCTCTAGACACGACAGGTATTGCCGGCTCTGGAAGCACGCCAGGGTATTCTAGTTGCCCGGATCTGCCAAGTTACTGTGCTCGCGGTGGAACGGGAGGCGGCTATCAGCAAGCGGGAACAAATGGGCAGAGCGGCTGCGTAATCTTTTATTGGGGGCAAAAACCATGGTAAAAATGCAAACAAATTTTGATTGCGGACCTGTAGCAAGCTATAACGCTATTAAGAAATTCAAGCCTGATCTAAACCTTGCCTACGCTCACTTCAAAAGGCGCTGGAAGTGGAAGGACACAAATTCTTACAAAGACAACTTCCAGGATCAGCCTGGTCATCATATAGAGATTTTACGCAAACTAAATATTCCTTATCGCAGGACAACAGCCGAAGAAATAATAAAAATTAAGTGCCCGATTGGTCAAACTGTGATTCTGCTACATGATCCTGATGATCCAATTCTTACCCAACATTGGTGTCGATACATTGGTCGCGACGAGGGCAGAGCTGTGATATTTGTCGACTGGGGCAATGGCAAAACCAGAGCATTTTCGTTTTCGAAGCTTAGAGAAATGTTTAAGGCCGGCGCGCCTGATTTTGCTTATGTGGTCGGTGAATACGAAAGAAGCCGCTGGCATAGGTTTCAGAACTGGTTTTGGCTGCAACTAGGTAAAGTCACCAAAAGGATTTCTTCATGGTTCTAAACCAAATTCCAGACTGGCAATGGTTCTGGGGCGTCGAAAAGCAGCCTTCTGTAGAAGAGTCGAAAAAAATCCTGCAAGACTTCGACGTTGTTGAATCTACTCAGGAAACGATGCTGGCCATTCAATACGACCACAAGAATCTTGTCGCTTATCCGCATATTTATGTTGCGCCAGATGCTCGCAACTCAGGCAAAGGACTGGAATTAATTCTACGGGCCGAAGAAATTGCCCGGGCCGATGGCATGAGAAAAATTGTCGCGCAAATAGTTGCCGACAATCCTTATTTCCTGGTGGGCGAAAAATCAAGATTGGGCTACACGCTTGAAGGGGAATTAAAAAACCAGGTTCTTATCGGAGAACAGCCGCGCTCTTTGTTCCTTTACGGAAAGCTGTTACAACAAAATCAGCCCTTTAATAAAAAGGAGTAAACATTATGGGTTCACTTGCGGCGCTTGCCCCTCTTTTATCTAACAATTTTTCAAGTAATAACCCTGGCAATCAAACGACCGGATCTCAAAGCATGCCGGTTGTGCCAAGCACATCACCCTCGCCAGACAATCAATCTGGAATACCAGGTGGACAAGGCTTTAATCAGCTTCAGGGTTTTTTAAACATCTTTCGGCAGTTAAGCCCCATGCTTGGAGGCTTCCTTGGTGGTGGGATGGGAGCCCAAAAACAAATGCCACCTGGGGTTGTAGATTATCAAAGCAACGGGCAACCACTATTCGGCAAACCGATGTTCGGGGGAATGAATGGCGGAGGTTCGCCTAATTCCTCATATAACGATATGCTGAATCAAAAAAAACAAATGACAACGCAGGCCCAGCAGAATCAGCCACAAATGACGCCATTAATGCAGACTCCTGATCGCGGCCAGGTTTCCATGAATAATCCACAAAACGGACTCCAGCAGGCCCAGCAAAACTATTTTCAACGGCTTCAGACTCCGCAACAGCCTAATTTTGGGCAGTCTGCACTTAATGCTGTGCGCGGTGGGGGGCAGTTTAATCCAGGACAGACTTCGATTCAGCCGCAATATGGCCAAAGACCACAAATGCCACAGTCTGTCAATGCAGTTTCTCAATATCAGATCCCACAGCAGCCACAGCAGCCACAGCAAGTAAATATAAAGCCTCCTCAATTTACGCCAAGGCCCAGATTGAAGGCAGAAGAACCTACAGCGTCACAGAATAATTTCTTTAACCCAAACTCACAAGTTTATAAAGATTATAAATACAACCAGGAAATGAACAACAAATATCGCAACCGCTCCGGTGGCGTTACTGGGCGCAAATATGCCAGCAGCGGAACAAGCGTGAATGCCAATAATCCGTTTTCTGGCCGCTCATTCGGTCAAAAACCAACAATCTATTAAACCTCTCTGTTAAAAGCTGTTGTAACAAAAAGCCTCCTTAATTGGAATAACAATTTTGGAGGTTTTTTATGGGCCTAGAATCACTTGCAGCTCCTCTTGTCGGCGCAGCGGTAACCAGCATTTTTGGTAAAAAGAACAAGAGCCCGAGCGCTGCTGCTGCTGCCAGCGCTGCTCCTACTCAAACGCCAGAACAAAAACAAGCTACCGAGACATTATTGCCAGTGCTGGAAGGCTGGATGACGAAACCGCCGCAAGTTAACGCGCAAAAGCCAACGCAAACCAGAATCACTTACGGAGGGGGCTCTTTTGGAAGCGGCGGAAATCAGCAAACCCAGCAGCCACAACAATCTAACTTTTTTGGCTCTGGAGGTAGCGGCGGGTTTAATGGCCCGCGTATGCCTAACACATATCCCGGGATGAGCAATCCTACAGTTGGGCAACCTCAGCCCCAGCAACCTCAGCCCCAGCAACAGCAATCCCAGCAGCCAGCTTCTAATGCCGGTGGTTTTGCTTTTACACCAGGACAATGGCAGCAAAACTCCGCTAACGCCGGAATTCAAAATCAGCTTAATCAGCTTCAGTCGCAGTATGACCAAACTTTAGGGTCGGCTGCGAAAATAGGAACAAGAGAAAGTCTGGAGTCGCAGCTTGCAAATTTGAGAACCCAGCAAAGCCAGGCTTTGATGCAAATGCAAAACCAATACAACAATTACAATCGGAATTATCGTGGCTTCGGCAATTTCGGCAATAATGGCGTGAATAATTTCAGCATGAGTCAATATGGACAAAACATTAATAGCCAATACAACGACCAGATTAAGGGGCTTGAAGATCAGCTTATGCAACTTAATCAGCTTGAGGGCGAGACTGCCAAATACCAAACCCAAATGGAGAGCCTTAAAGGCCAGCTTGGCCCAGATGAAATTTACCAGGCTGGAGAGCTAAACATACCTCAGGCCCCGACTTCACAACCAATTCTTGGATCAGTCGGCACTTATCAGCCAATTTTTAAGGATCCGTCTGCGGGTTATCAGGGCCGCGAATACAACGCTCTTATCAGTCAGATAATGAACCCCGTTAATGCCCCTTCTGCTGCACAAAACCCTTATGGCGCCTTTGAGCAACTTGATTATTCATCGGAAATAAACGGCTTACGATCGCCTATCGGCACTCCTTCTGCGACGCAGAATCCTTACGGGACTTTTAATAATGCCAACTACGGATCCCAAATCGATCAGCTTCAGAATTATCAGAACGATTTACGGCAAAATGCCGCCGATCAGGCGGGCTCAAACCTGAGCAGAGAGCTGCGTGAAGGATATGGATCTGACTACCTGAAAGAGCTTGCCGCTTCGCAAATTGATCCCCTCAAGGACGCATATCAGGAAGCCGTCAGGCAATCAACCGCAGATTACAACAGGCGCGGGCTTGCCGGCAGCGGCTTTGAGTCTCTGGCAAAATATGGTGCACAGGACGATTCTATCACCTCAAAGTTTCTTGACGCAGCCGGAAACGTTTCAAGGGATGTTGCATTGCGGGGCGCCGAGGCTCGGCGAGAAGATCAATACAGGAATGTGTCGCTCGAGGATCAAGCAATACAGCTTGCAAATTCAATTGGCGCCGGCATGAGTGCAGATCAGTTTCAAAGGACTAATGCAGGATTGAACGCCCAGATGAATCAGGACCAGTTCAACGAATCCAACAGACAGTTCTGGGATCAGAACTGGCTGAATCGTAATCAGATCGACTATGGTCGAGGCCTGGACCAAAAAAACCTTGATCAAACTGCAATAAACCTTCAAATGAACCAGGATCAGTTCAACGAATCTAACAGACAGTTCTGGGATCAGAATCAGCTAAACAGAAATCAGGTTGATTATGGCCGCGAATTGGATCAAAAAGACTTGCTGAAAACTGGTTTGACCGCAACAATGCAGCAGGACGCTTCAAACGAAGCCAATAGACAGCGTTGGTCAGATTATGACCGCCAGCTTGCACAGCTAAATGAAGGCAATCGCCAGAGCTGGGCAAATCTTTTAAATCAGCAACAGATATTTGATCAGCAACAGCAGGTTGGCGATTGGGCAAGAAACCTGGACATGATGAAATGGCTGGTAGGCAGAGAAGATGATCTTACCAACAGACAGCAAGGCTTTGGCCTTGATCAGCAGAAAATCAACTATGACATATTCCAGCAGGGTATTGGCAATCTGATGTCTTTTATTAACGGACAGGGCCCAGTAGCAAACAATATGCAGCAGAATTACTGGAATGCCTTTAACGCTCGGAATCAACAAAACCAACAAAACCAGGCATATAATCAGGGCATAGCAAACATGGCCACGTCTGCTGTATCTAATTGGCTTAGCCCTCAACCTACTCAGCAAATGTTTGTTTAATTTCTGGAGGAAAACAAATGGGCAACAGCAATAACTTTCTTGGCCTGATGGCCGGAGCTTATAACAACCAACAAGAACAGGAACGCAGGAAAAAGGAGGCGGATCGGCGCGACAAAGAGTGGAAATGGAAAGAGGAAGAGCGGGAACAGATTCGGGAATCAAGACATCTTGCCCCGATTGTAAAGCCGTTTGTGCCTCAACTATATCCTGATCCGACAGGCGCCCAAACTTTTGAAGCAAGTCTGCCTACCGGGCAGCTGGGTAATATTGTAGACGCCGCCGGCATGACTGGCCTTGCGGGTGCTCCAGGCGTTGGACCTTTGCTGCCCGACAATCTTACGGTAAAAAACTTTGAAACAGGTGATCAGCTTGCTGCCAGGCAAAAAGCAGATTCTAATCTTGCTCGCGAAATACAAAAGAAAAGAATGCTTGTAGACGAAGGCCTGATAAGAGATTACAACAAATTTCCCGTCGGGTATCGCTCAAGTAAACCCAAAAGTTCGCCTTCTAAGGCTGGATGGAAAAGCACCTCTCTTTACTCGGAAACTGGAAGTAAAGGCTCAGACCCTGAATCATTAGCGCCTGAAACCATGGCCCCGCAAATTAAACCATTCAAGCCTTATCAAAGTTTTGAAGAAGTGCTGTATGAAGGTAAGCCCGAAGAACAAGAGATACTCCAGGAATTATTTTTAGAGCAAAATGATATTTACAAAAGCTCTTCGCAGGCTCAAAAAAATGCATTGGCCATATTGAACCGCGAAAGGAAAAATGTTCGCAGCCAGCAAATCCAGGAGGCCAAAGAACGTCAGCGGAAAGAAAAACTGGCCGCCATGCCAGATATACCCCCAACTCCAGAAGAAGATCAAGAAATTTTACATTTCTTGGCTGGCAAGCCGCTACCAAAGCCCTCGTCGGCACCACCTTTTAATCAAATAGCTTCTTTTCCACCGCCACAGTTACCCGCAATAAATACTGCAACGCCTCAACTTGAACCGTTAGCGCCTCCCGTTATGCCACAAATAGCTTCTTCTCCCTCGCTGTATTCGCAACCGCCAATGAACAATACAAAGAGTTTGCCACAACTATTGGGTTCTCAAAACAATATGCCATCGCCCATTATAGCAAGCTCTGGCATGAATGTTTCACCAAATTTACCAAATATGTCATCGACAAACATTGCTACCCCGCAATCGCCTCTCAAACAACAGAGTCTGCCACAGAGACAGGAAGAAAACTTCCGTCAAATAGTCAACCTTGCATCAATGCAACTTAAGCGGCCTTTGTCGGATTCCGAGAAAGGTTTTTTTGCACAACGATTATTCGGAGGTTCTTTGTCTGATGTAAATTTCGACTGGAACAAGGGAACGTTTCGATTGCCTGGCAATAGATATGAGTCACCGCTTCAAGATTTAATTTCTAACGAATTGGCAAATTATAGAGCAGAAAACTCTTTTCAATCGGTGGCAGATAAAGTGACGCCTGTTTTTGAGCCACTTGAAAATTGGGGTCAAGGCAATGCCAGACAAGCAGAATTGCAGCGAAAGCGCGGACAACAGCCAAGGTCGATTGCCCAGAATATGTACGACTGGTTTACCGGAAAGTCTAATTAAGGAGTGTTGTAGTGGCCGATTCAAGCGACATATACAAGAGATATTTACAATTAAGAAATTCTGATAGATGGCAAAGATTGCCGGAAGAAGCTCAACAGCGCTATACGGATTTTGCTAAACAAGCGCACTCGCAAACATTGGAGCAAGAGTTAAAAGCGCCGATTGTTACACCTTACGACACACAAGCCCCGGTTGAATATGAAGAAGTAACGCCCCTTTCAACTGCCAAAAACTTTGCTAAAGGTGTTGCCAGAATACCACACGAATCAACTGCGATGTTGGCTAATATGGGCGGTTTCGGTCTTGATCTTGCCGGTTTTGATGATGCCGCTAAAACTATGTATGACACTTCGGCACAAATCAACAAGCAAGCGCAAGGGTTCGCGCCGGACACTTTTAAGCAGGTTGAATCTTGGGGCGATATTGCGCAAGGCTTTGAGTCGCCTCTTGAGTTTATGAAGCTTGGGGGTAAAGCGGTTTCTCAGATTCCGAATGTGTTTGCATCATCCATTCCAATGGTTTTGCCCGGCGCTGGGCTTGCTCGTGTTGGTTCGGCCCTTGGCAAAAGCGCAAAGTTCGTAGATAGACTAGGAAAGCTTGGCTTGTTTTTAGGAAGCGCTGCGGCCTCGGGCGGCGGCATGCAAGCTGAAGAATATGACAAGACCGGTGAACTCGGTTCGTCGTGGGATAATCTCCCAAGAGCACTTGCCGTAGGCTCTCTCGACCTTGGAATGCCTGGCACAATCGAAAAGGGCATGCTCAAAAAAATGCAAAACTTCCTTGGCGGCGAGATTGCAGACAGCGCAATGAAGCAAGGTTTTGTTCAGGGTGCCAAAGAACTTGGAAAAGCATTTGTTCCAGAATTTGCCCAGGAAACAGGACAAGAAATTATTGAGCGGTCGAAAAAATACGACAATCAAGGGTTGTTTCCTTCTATTTTAACCGGCGCTCAAGATCCTGACATCTTGGGACCCTCTGCTTTTGTTGGCGCTACCGCAGGACTTTCTTCCGGCGGCAGAACCATGATGAGTAGAGCTGGGAATCAATCAGATATTGAGATTCCTGGCAATATTAAAACTGACCAAGAGGCGCTGGGCTATATTAATCAGGTAGCGGGCCTAACAGATCAGCAGCGCGAAGCAATGCGGCAAAAGATTACGGATCGCAACCATCCCTTCAAAAGACAGGGCGGCGCAGTATTGCCAACGGCTGAAGAACTGGACCAAAAACTTATGACTGGAATGGCGAGCGCTGAACAAAATCAGCGTACTGCACTACGAAATTATTTCAGTCAGTTAAAATCTCTGCGTGAACAAAATACCCCCGATGCCATGACTAAGGCGGAACAGCTGGAAAAAGGCTTTTCTTCGCAATTCGCTAACGTGGATCCTTATTACATTCAAGACGAAATGAATCGCGCCTTTTCTGACAATAACCAGGCACAGGCCCCAACAAGGGATGGAAAATCTTTGATACCTCAAAAGGCTGAGCCTCAAAGCGTTAAACCTCAAGGCTATGTGGAGACTGACGGGCTGGCGGGCTTGCGTGGAAAACCAACAAAAATAAGAACTCCGAGAGGCTTTGAAGTCGAGGGAGAATACAGAATTGTCGAAGCCGATGCAGGCAGAAACAGTTTTAATGATGGATATTCAATGGTGCTTCAAGATCGTGATACTAACAAAGCGACCTCGCGCGAACAAATCGATAAAATTCGCGACAAGGTAATTCCAGGGGAACTTATTGCAGATTTTGAAGGTGCTGACGTTGGCGCGCCAATTATGGGCGTAAATCCTGAAGATGGCCAACTCGAAACAGAGATTGGCAACCATCGGGACCAGGGAATTCGTGAAGGCTATCAGAATAATCAATATCAGGCATATAAAGATCTTCTTCTCAAAAAAGCAAAAGACCTTGGGTTTAATCCTGATGAAATTGCCAAGCTGAAAAGTCCAAAACTGGTAAGAGTGAGAACAACCGAACTCGATCCGGAAACGAGAATGGCTTTTGCAAATAGTGGTAATGCGCCGCGCGCGATGGCAAAGTCTGCTGCAGAAACGGCTGTTACCGACGCAAAATATGTCGGCCCTGCATTATCTGAAATCCAGGTTACAGAAGATGGCGAAATTAACACTGCCGGCAACCGTGATTTTTTTCGCAGATTCTTGGGCGAAGTTGCTACGCCACAAGAACTTAATCGACTTATCAGCAGAGATGGC